CAGTTGTCACAAAATGCTATAGATAGTATAAAAGAAAATAATCCAGAACTTGCAGAGTTTTATAATTTTAAAAAAGGCGGCTCAGTAGATTATTATCAAGATGGCGGTCAAGTTCAAGGGTTACAAAGATTAGTAGATTCACTTGGAGTTGTTGGCTCACAAGGAATGTTAGGAAATGCACCCCCTAGGAGACAGCAAGAAATTCGTAATCCTGATATGTTTATTGGCCCACCAGATTCATTAGTAGGAAGAACATATAGGAATCCGTTTACGGGAAAGTATGAAGACGCAGAAGCTGAAGATAGAAGAATAGAACAGCAAACGAAAAGATTGTTAGAGTCTATGAAAAAATCTAATATACCTCGCTCTGGTCAAAGAATGGTTATGCGAGAAGGCGGCCCTGTACCGTATCAAGATGGCGGACAGGTTAATCCTAACAGTTTAGCAGGTAAAACAGTTAAGGCTTCTGATTTAGGGTTAGAAAATTTAGGTGAGGTTAGGGATATTCCTTCATACTCAGTAACTAGACCTGAGTTTGAAGCAGCGATGAACTACGCAGCTACTGAAGATGAAGCAGAAATAATGCGTCAAGAAGCAATGGATAATCTTATGTCTATAGTAGGAAGAGATATGCGTATTAGACCTGTACAGCCAGATAGGTATATTATTAAAAACGGAAAAATGTCTCAAACAGAAATGAATATTCCTAAGTTAAGCGGAGCCTACCTTTCATCTTTTGGATTTGAAACACCTTACTCCCAAAGACAACAAGCCTTATTACAACGAAAAATGATAGCACCAGAAACATTAAACCCGAAAGTAAAGGGATTAATAAATAGAGCGTTAGTTCAACGCCTAGCAAATGAAGAGGATTAATGGTACTAGAAAAAGATAAACGAGCGGATTTCAATCAAGAGCTATACCGCAAATGGAGAGATGCGCGTTCTGATTGGGATACCGAAGCTCGTTATGATGTTGATTTCTATCATGGAAATCATTTTAGTAGTGAAGAAGTAGACGAGCTACAGGCTCGCAACCAAGCTGACGTACCAATGGATAGAATTGGGCCAGCTATTGAAAAATTTAAAGCCGTATTAACTTCCAGAGCTCCAGCGTTTACCTTAACACCAAGAGAAGATTCTGATGTTAAAGTCGCTTCTGTTTGGAGAACTATCATGGGTTATGTGTGGAATAACTCAGATGGCGATTGGCAGTTAAAACAAGCAATACATGATTATGCCACAACAGGCATGGGGTATCTGTATGCATATATAGACCCAGAATCAGACTTTGGTAGAGGCGATGTGAAGTTCACATACGTCAATCCATTCAGGGTGTATGTCTCTCCGAATACTCGCAACCGATGGTACGATGACGCTGAAGGTGTTATCCTCTCTACAATCCTTACCGGTGAACAGGTCATTAGCCTCTACCCAGAATTAGGCGAGCAAGATAATCCAGAGACAGGTGAAAAAGAAACAGGAATCATTCAAGACTTAGATACATATCTTGAAGAGGATTATCCTGATGCAATGAATAACAATAGTAAAAAGGTTTTTACTCCTGCTGAAGCAAAAGACCTAGGATACTATGAACGCAATAAATATCAAGTCTTAGAGCGTTTCTATAAAGTAAAAGTTAATTTTTACCGTGTTATTGATATGCAAAGTGGAGAAGAAAGTGTATTCAGTGAAGATGAATACCAAGAGTTTGTAGAAAGCAATCAAGACCAAGTAGAAGCTAGACAATATGAAGTTATCCCAATTAAACAAACACGGGTTAAAGTATGTGCAAGTATCGGTCAAATTGTTTTATACGAAACTATTCTCAATACAGACCAATACCCAATTATACCAATTCCTAATATATTTACAGAAACCCCGTATCCAAAGTCAGATGTATCGCGTGCTAGACCAATGCAACGTCTACTTAATAAACTTTGGTCACTTGCTCTTTCCCATGCTCAAGCGTCTGGTGGACTTAAACTACTCGTCCCATTAGGCAGCGTAGAAGATATTGGACAACTAGAAAGAGATTGGGCTAATCCTAATGCTGTAATAGAAGTTGACTCGACACAAGGCGAGCCACACTTTCCAGCACCTCAACCCCTATCAGGTGAGTTCTATAGACTGATACAGCAATGTGAGTTTTATATAGACTTTACGTTTGGATTACCAGAAATGATGCATGGTTTTTCACAAAAAGCACCCGAGACTGTTAAGGGTACAGAAAGAATGATAGCGTTAGGAACAGATAGACCTAAATCTAAATTGAGAGATATTGAGTTTAGTATCAATAGATTAGGTCAAGTGCTGTACAATCTTTCTAAAGGTCATTATACATACAAGAAAATGTTTCGTATTAACAGTGCTAACAACGACATGACAGAAGCAATGGTTAATATGTATGACGATAAGACAGGTGCTATCTTAGATATTAAAAAAGAACGTCACAACCTAGGACAGCACGACTTAAGAATTGAACCCGGCTCTACATTACCTACAAATAAGTGGGCAGAGCTTGGTGTATATATGGAAGCCTTTCAAATGGGTATCGTTGATAGGACAGAAGTATTAAAAAAGAATCCAGAAATATTTGATAAAGAAGGTATTATGCGCCGTACAGAAGAACGCCAGTTAATGCAACAACAGATAGCGGCCATGACAGACCAAATAAAGAATTTGGAGGGAGACCTCCAGACTGCCCAAAGGGAGTCTGTAAGCGACAGAAAACGAGTTGAGGTTGAGAAATTTAAATCTCGACTTGCAGATATCGCTTCAGACGCCAAAGCTGACAGAAGAGTTCAGTTAAATAATCTACAATCAAAGGTGAAGCTCGAAGCGGAGAAATTAGCTAATGTTAGACAAGACGCTAGTTCTGCTCCAGAAGCTTAGAGACATCTATTAAGGAGTAAATATGGACAATACGCAGACAGAGGCCGTACAACAAGCTGATGGCTTAGTTGATGGTGGCCCAAGTATAGTTGAAGAAGTAAGAGAACAAGCTGATGAACAGTATGTTGAATCATCGGAAACGGTACAATCAGAAGATTCAGTTGACTTTTCAGCCCCAGAGGTTGAAAATGTTAGTGAAACAATTCCGGAAAACGAGTGGGAAATTGAAGCCCGCAAATTTCAATCAATGTACGACAGGACTCAGGCTGAAAACGATAAACTAAAAAGGTTAGAACCTCTTGGTGAATTGTTAGAGTCGAGACCTGATTTAGTGGATGTCTTACAGAAAAACTTGAACGGACAACCCCAACAACAAACACCACAGCAACAATCTCAGCAAGGTTTACCTGCTGAGGACTTTAACCCTTGGGATGCTTACTACAATCCAGAGTCACCGTCATTTAAGTTTCGTCAACAGCAAGATGTTGGTATGATGAACAATGTGGTGAGCAATGCATTAAGTGAGCAGAAAAGACAAATGACAGAAGAGATAACTTACAACAACACGGTTAATGAGTTACGAAACACATATAAAATGTCAGATAATGACGTTCAAGAGTTTATGGGCTTTGTTTCTCAACCGAAAGAACAAGTAGGTTTATCGAATCTGGTAAAGCTATATAGGGACGTTAATAAGAAAAGTAACGCCCCAGACACGGCTGAAGCAGTAAGAGCTGCCCAAAGCCAGCCACGTACAGCAGGTGTCCTACAAGGTGGAGCTCCAAGCTCCCCTAAGACGGAAGAAAATAAGGTGTGGGACAACATTGTAAAAGCTGGTAGTCGTAATAGCATATTATAAACATACAAACTGAGGAAGGGTATATATAATGCCTAGTTATAACAATCCCGGCCCGTTGAAGTTCGGCGACCCCGGTGCGGTAATTGATAGTGCGATTCCATCAAGAAGGCTGTATAATTTCAGTGACAGAGTTGCTGATTTAGCTCCTGATGAATCTCCATTTTTCGTTTACCTATCTAAAGTTGCTAAAGTTCCAACGGACGACCCGCAGTTCCGATGGTTAAAAGACCGTAATAAAATCCAAATGGCGGATAGAAGTTTTGCACTAGATGCATCTCACACTATTCCGGCAGCAGGTAGCTCAATCACCTACACTATCGATGATGGTGCTGGTGCAGCTCCTGATTGGCTTATCAAAGGAATGGTATTTGCAGTCGGCGAAAGAAATGCGAGCACAAACGAACCCGAGACAGCTATTGTCCGTGTTGAAACTGCTCCAGTCGCTGGTTCTACAGAAACCACCTTTACTGGTCGTACAATTTCCGCAGCAACCGGTGGCACCACTGGTGTTGTTGACGGGGAAAAATGTACAGTCATTGGAAGTGCATTTGAAGAAGGTTCAGGTTCTCCTGACTCTTGGTCTCGCGAATTAGATAATGGTACTGGATATTGTCAAATATTTAAGACAGCTTGCGAACTAACTAACACTGCAAGAGCTACGGTTTACCGCGGCTATGCTAGTGAGTTCGATAGAATCTGGAACTTAAAACTTCGCGAACATAAAGTGGACATTGAAAGAGCAATGCTTTTTGGACACGCTGCAACTGATAATGGAATCAACTATACCGATGGTATCGTTGGTCACATTGTTAAGAACTCACAATCTCAGATTACCGGAGCATCAACTCAGGTATCATATACTGAAGATAAAGGTTATTTTACAACTCGTACAGATGCTGAAACAACTTACGATGTAATGTTAAAAGACCTTGAAGTGGTTTTTGACCCAGCACGCGGTGGTAGTTCATCTAAACTTGCACTATGTTCACTTCCTGTCATTTCATTCTTTAACAAGATGGCAAGCTCATCTACTTTCCTATCAAGCGCTTACTCTGCTGCTAATCCTATGATGTCGCAAGCAAGTGGTTCTTATGGGCACAAAGTAATGAAGGTTGAAACTATTCACGGTGATTTAACATTAGTTAAAGAACCTCTATTCAGAGGTTTTGCAGCACCATATATGTGTTTAGTTGACCTTGACAATGTAGCTTATCGTCCTCTAGTTGGTAATGGAGTAAATAGAGACACACACATTATGACTAATGTGCAGTCAGCAGATGAAGATTTACGTAAAGATATGGTTCTTACCGAAGCAGGTCTTGAAGTTTCTCTTCCTGAAGCTCATGCTCTATTTAACTTTGAATCCAATTAATAGGAGGTATGAATAATGAGAAGTGCTTTTTTAGAACAAAATAGCGGTATAACCGCTGGTGTAAAGAAAAAAGTTGAAAACGTTACTGTCGCTAGAACGCTAACAAACGATGAAAGTGGAAAAGTATTTATGCTTGATTCCGCTGGCGGAGCTTATGCCGTTACTCTTCCAACAGCTTTGGAAGATGGCGTATACTGGAAATTCGTAGTTAGTGAAGAAACGCCAACTGGTGCTATTACAATAGCAGCTGGTAGCGCTATCGTTAGCTTGGTAATGAAAGATGCTGGAGGCAATGCTTCTAACTCAACCGCAGGTACTCAAGTTTCCAATATTGTAATTGGAACGAGTGCACAAAAGGGTGATTATATTAATATAATGGCTGCTGGTGGCGAGTGGGTTGCAGAGTGTTTATCTAGTATCGATGACGCTGTTACTGTTACATAACCCAAATAAATAAGGGTAAACAGTTTTGGATACTGTGGGGTTAATCGTATAAAGGGTTAACCCCAAACATCCTAAGAATTTTTTAAAATTGGAGAAAATATGGCTGATTATGCAAATGTAAAAACAAAAGTATTTATTCATCCCGGAAATGTTGGGGCGGAAGATGGAGATGTTGGGACAATGGCTAGAGATATAAAAGACTATGTAACGTCTTTAGATTCTACAAACAATAAAGTTATATCAATATCACATACCCAACTAAACGGTGATAGAATACTTACAATGGTGGTTGGTGGGGCTTAATGTCCTGTCAACATTGCAATAAAGAAAATCCAGAAGGCTGGTTTTATTGTCGTTCTTGTGGTAAAAGAGCGAGTAAACCTATCTTTAATCCCTCTATAATTATTAGAGAAGCTGGATTTGCTTCAGCTATTAGAAAAGACCAAATTGATTTTCAAGTCACAACTATGGGTGAGGACATAGAGTCTAAAGGAGGCGAAGTACGTGGCAACATTTAGTGCACAAGTAGTAGACCTTGTAGGTACATTTAGTGATGAAGCTGCATTAGATTCTTTTATAACGGAAGGAGCTAATGAAGTTATTAACGCTATGCCTCGTTCTATGTTAGAACGCATAGCAGAAGAAACAGCTGTAACAGATGGAACCACTACATCAGAGGGACACAAGGTTTTACATATGTTACGAAACGATGGCACGATAGACCAACCCTGTAGAGCTATACCTGCAAGAAAAAGAGGTAGGGTTCAAGATTCTTCAGACATGGAGTTTGCTACTACGTCTGACCCTGTTTACTGGGTGCAAGATGGTAAATTTAATTTATTTCCAAATGGTAACGGGTTATTAGTATCTGTCCCTACTTATAATCAAGGCTCTCCTTTGGAT